CATCGGTGCCGCGTGTGAGGAATCCAAACTTCTTGGTCGGCTTCTGGTCCTCTTTGTCTGTTGCTGCACGCTCACGCTCGTAAAGGTGCGCTCCGCGATCCCGCAGCGCCCGGATGAAGCCCTTGTCGTAGTTCACCTCCGGCACAATCAGGCACCCGCCATAGTAGCGGGCCAGTCGCCACGCCATGTCTGCCAGTACGAGCTGGTCCACGCGGCAGTTCGGTTTGATCGTCGCCACCACCTTGGGCGGCATCCAGCAGCCCCGCTGCGCACTCATGAATCCCTGACGGATCACCAGCACCGTCTGGCAGTCCCGGTCCCCGCCCTCGGTGACTTCCTCACCGGCCGCCAGATCGGCCGCCAGTAGGTAGCGATACCCCACCTTCGGCGGCTCCCAGACGTAGTAGCTCGCCTCACTGTCCTCGCGCACGATGCGTGGGACGTAGTGTTTCCGGTCGCCGCTCGGATTCTCCAGGATGATCCGCCGCAGGGCGTCCCGCTGCTGCTCCGCCGCCTCGCGCAGCTTCCGCAGCCCAATCCGGTTAAATCGACCCGGCAACGTGCTCTTGAAGCCCGCCTCGGGGGTGGTTGGAAACTCCCGGTCCCGGTTGTCGGGATCGCGCTGGCATTCGTTGATCAGAATATCCCGCCAATACTTAATTTGCTCGGCTTGGAGGTTGTAACGCTTGATCATCTGCTGCTCAGCCGATGCTTCTTCCTCCGAAATAGCACCAATCCCAGCCATGATGTCAGCCCGCTCCTGCTCGGAATCACAGGCAATCCATGAGTCGGCGAAAACAAACCAAGGAGCGAAAACCTTGATCCATCCGTTCCCGCGCTTGCCCCGCTTGAAGTCCTCAAAGCTCACCGCACCGGGCACATTCTTGTCTTTGTCGCCTACCCATTTGTTGTAAAATTCACCAAAGCCGCCTTTGACGGTCGTCTCCATGATCACCAGCGTTCCGGGTGCTTTCGGCACACAGTTCTGCACGCCGTTGAGCACCTTGGGTGCATTCGCAACCCCTTGTTCTGCCCAGCGTGCCACTTCCGTCAATAAGGCCACCTGGAACGTGCCGGACCGTCCCGCGTTCGGGTCCTGGGCCGTCTCCCATTGCCAGGCTGAGCCATTACCGAATTCAGCCGACTCAGCATTCACCGTTCCGCCATGCCCCCAGTCAAAGGTGTCACGAGCGTGGTAATGATCGAAAATCCCCCACAAATTAGCAACCTGCTTGTATTTGCCGCCCATCAGCAGGCAGTTCGACCGTTGCCGCCGGCTCCACCAGTAGGCCAGCGCAAGAGTCCCCGTCGAGCATCCCTTCTGCCGAGGCTTGTAAACGAGCAGCCTGCATGGCTGTTTGTTTTCCAGGCACCATTGCGCGATCTGAAATATCCGCTTCTGAAGCCAGTTCGCCTCCAAATTTTTCCCCTCAAAACTCTTGGGGCCATGCTCGACGCCCTCTTTGTCGATGATGTGCCCCTCCGTCTCAAACCACGCCCCCGGTCGGGAGCGCACCACGAGCTGGTCCAGATCCTCATGCGTCTCCTCCCGCATGCCCCGCATCTCCGCCGCATGCACGGACTTCACGGTGGCCGTGCTGGTCAGGTTGTCGTGTGCGTAGTAGGCCATGGGTTCAGCCTCCCGCCGGTGGTTTGGGGCCGCCGCCTGCCATCGCCGCCGCCTGCGCCTCGCAGTCGCGGATCATCTCCAGCATCGCCTGCCGGTATTCCGGGGAGATGAGCAGCTTCTGCCGCAGCTCCTGGATGCCCATCACCGGCCGCGCCTCCTTTTTCTTTTCCCTCTCCCGTGGCCTCCCTTGATGCCACTCGGTCAGCGCCTTGAGCGTCTGGAATTGCGTCGTGAACGCCGGCTTGGAGCCGGTGCAGTTCCCCTCCTTGTCGTAAATCTCCTCCTCCGCCATGAGGAGGCGCTCAAAATGCTGCGTCAGCCTCGCCACCGGAAACACATGCGCCATCGCCTGGTCAAAGTCCGCGCCCTCCGGCACCGTTGTGTAGGCCCTCCGGTTCGAGGGCGGTTTCTCGCCGTCTGCCGTCTTCCCCGTCTCCGAGTCTGGCTCCTTCACACACACACGCACCCGCGCACGCGACTCTTTGGCGGGTTTCACAGGCAAAATACCCGCCACATCCTGCCCGCGCCCCAGCTTCTTCATTACTGCCAGTGCCTCCCCGCGATCCCCCTTCACCGGCGCACAACGGCGGGACGGGAAATGCACCAGCCAAAACGCCCAGGCTGCCAGTTCCGCCTCGGGAGGCGGCACAGCCACCTCCGGCAGGCTGCTTTTTCTCAAATCGTAAAGCCTCACTTCCCCCTTACCGAGAGACGACGGCACCGCCACTGTGCTCATAGGCACAGGCTCGGTGCGGGGTTTGGCTGGGGGCTTCTGGCTCGTTTTCTTCGCCACAATCCCTGCGCATAGGCATCACTCCGCCCTGTTGTCCACCTCTCAGGTCGGCGGGTCTGTTTGATCGTGTTACTCATGGCTTTTCTTCGCCTCCCTCGGTCGGCACAGTTGGAGCGTTCTCGGGAAAAAGATGCTGCGGAGCGTAAGCCCTCAGCCACTTCTCGGCCTCGTCCTGGTGGTTCACCTCGTCGCGCATGATTTCCGCCACCAGTTGCGCGGCATCAGCGAGGGCGGCGGCAGCTTTGCGGGCATGCGCCAACTCCCGGTCATGGTTCCGTTCCCACTTTTTGCGCGCCGCTTCCACTTCGGCGGGGATCATCTCCATGAACTCGATAGACGCATCTTGCGAACACGCAGCACCATTTCCTAGAGCAAGAAGGACGTTGCATAGCGTTCGGCGCAACCGAGAACAAGCCATCTCACCCAACCCATCTTCACAGGGTTCTTCAACGCTTGGTGGCTTCGATTCGGGGTGGATGGAATCGTCGTTCTGGCCCTTCTGTTTTCGGGGCCGCTTTGGACTGCGGAGCGCTGCAAGCGCTGCCGCCTGCTTGTAGGCTGGCAGCGTTTCACCGCGTCCAGCCTCCCAGTTTTGCAGCGTCCGAACGCTGCCGAGGATGCCCGCCGAAATAAGCGGCAAAGCCGCCTGACTCTGGGAGAGTCCGGCGGCGGCCCGTGCAGCTTGGAGTTGATCGGCGAAGGTCATGCAGGCAACGGCTCGTATGGAGTTGGTCGTGTTCATGGTAGTCATTCGCTCGCCGTGGCATGGGTGTCAAAGCCCGCCGGAGGACCGTGGTGACTGGATTGACCGGAGTGAACAGACTCGCTGAGGCTCGCTAGTTGCCGAGCTAGGTGTTGGCCCAATCATCGGACGCGCTGCCGTCATAGCAGCCGCACGGCACCGGATCGGGAAGTTCATCGAACAGCTTCATTTGCTGCTCATCGGCTTTCACAAGGTCGGACCAGCGCCAGTTGCGCCCGAGTCCGATAGCTGTTGTTGCCGTCGTCGCGTTGCTCTCCATCGCTACGGCGCGAGCGAATAGTTCAGGGTGAGTTTTGGCGAGACTCAGCACCTCGCCGCGCTTGGACGCTGGACAGAACCAGCAGGCAGACTTTGCTGGACGGAAGCCAGCGGCATTCACCACGGCGACACATTCGCGCCTGCGCCATCCCCATTCGACTAGCGGATAGGCCACCATGAAGCGTTTGCTGTCATGGTCTTTTACTCGGTGCGATTCTCCCGCATCGTAGCCGATGAGCTTCACCACTTTCCCGCCTGCCGCCCATGCGTCTAGCGCGGGTTGCCATTGCTTGAGGTATCACTCTTGAGGCCGGACCTTGTATTTGTCCGAGCATGAGCGGAAGCCAAAGGCCAGAGACGGCAGCGTGTTTGCCGCTAGCACCTCTTGCTCTAGCGTTTGGCGTCCCTCTCTCACCGTCACGACTGGCGGCATGTCGTGAGCTTCCAGCCATGCCGAGAAATCAGCGACGAAGCGGATGGTTTCCGGTAGTTCGCCGCCCGTATCCGCAAACATGATCAGATCAGGGCGGACCTTTCGCCTCGCCATTTCGATCAGTATGGCGGCGCTATTGGTGCCACCACCAAACGACACCACCAAGGGCCAACAAGGCGGTGATGCCAATGACTGCCGCGTTGGAGTCATTGGCGATACGGAGCTGGAGGGCGCGGCATTCATGGCATACCTTGATCGTTCTGGACGGTCAAACTCACGAAGGGGGCGTTTCATGGTCCCGCATCCTACCCCACTTCTCCCTGAGTCGCAACAAAACCTTCTTGCCATTCCGCCATTCTGCCACCCACCATGCCCCGCATGGATTCCGCTCTGCCACAGGCCCAGGCCCTTGCCTCCAAGCTCCCCCCGCTCCTGGAGCCAGATCCAGATAAGCCCCGCGTACTCATCCCATCGGCTTTGTCAAAGTCCATGAACCGGGCGCAGGAAGACGCCCTCCTCATCCACGCCAAGAACCGCGCCGAGGAACTCGCCGACGAACTCGGCCTGCGCGACTTCGACTCCCCGAACTGGCACGCCTCCGCCTTTGACGCAGACGGCACCTTCCGCCGGCGGCACCTCGACACCCGCCACATGGCCCTCATGTCGTACGAAATGCGCTTCGAATGGCGCTCCGCCGTGCTCGGCGGCATCTTCGCGGACTCAAATCTCCACATCCCCCTCACGCGGCGCATCCTCCAGCAGGTCATCGCCCGCATGATCAACTACTACCTCGGCTCAGACCCCTACTTCGCCGCCTACGACGTGGGAATTGAGGACGCCGACCTCGCCGACCGCCTCGACAAATGGCTCCGCCACGTCCTCGACTCCGAAAACGACACCAAAGGCACCCTCGCCAGCATCATCGAGCGCGTTGTTATTTGCGGCGAATGCCCCGTGTCCCTCTTCCACCAAAAACGCGTCTCCTACTACCAGTCCGACAAAGCCATCCTCATCGGCCCGGACGGCCAGCCCGTCGTCGGCACCGATAACGATTACATCATCCAGGGCGAGGACGAATTCATCGAACAGCAGGCACCGGTCATTGATCCAGCCACCCAGCAGCCCGCCGTTGATCCCGCCACCGGCCAGCCCCTTTTGCAGCCCACCGGCCAGCTCGTGCTCAAGCGCGATGGCACCACCCCGCACCCCGGCGCGGAGAACTACCAGCAGCAGATCATCTGGCGCAGGACCATCGTCGAAGAAGGCCCCCAGGCCGAGATCCTGCTGCCCTCGGATTTCCTCTACCCGCTCAACTGCAAAAATCTCGAACTCGCAGACGCCACCGTCCACCACTACGACGAGCCGCTCATCACCCTCGTCCACCGCCTGCTCACCCTCGACGACGTGGCCCCGGACCAGGTCATGGAGTATGTCAGCAACCTCACCCACCGCCTCCTCACCGTCGCCACCCCCGAGGCACAAGCCGCCACCAACAAGGGCCGAGCCGACCTCAATGAGCCGCTCGACAGCCTCGGCCAGGACAAACGTGAGCCGCAGGTGAACTGGTCCCGCTTCTGCCTCTGGTATGATGCGCTCAACACCGGCAACCAGGGCAACATCCTGCTCATCATGACCCGCGACGGCACCGTGCCGCTGTTCTACGACTACATCGAGAACATCACGCCCGACAAACGACGCCCCTACCGTCTGCCCACCATCAATAAGATCCCCGGCCGCGCCCACGGCCAGGGCCTCGCCGAGCTATTCGAGCCGCTCCAGACCGCCATCGACCTCCTCTTCAATCGCTGGCAGTTCTCCATGAGCCGCAGCGGCAAGATCATCGCCTGGCAGCCCGAGAACACCACCGAAGGCGAAGCCGACCCCGACCTCGAACTCAACGGCGGCGAAACGCTCCACCTCAAGCCCGGCAAAACCCTCGCCGAAACCGTCCAGCAAGTGGACATCTACGACACCAAAGGCCAGCCCCTGCGCGAGATGATCGAGTTCCTCATGCAGATCGCCATGAACATGAGTGGCGTGTCGAACGTGAATGACACTCGCATCGCCGGCCTCGACAGCTCCAAGTTGAAATACGGCATCCAAAACATGGAGAAAACCGGGGAGGAACTCACCGACAAAATGGTGAACGACCTGCGCACAGGCATCCGCGACATTCTCAAGTCCCTCATGCTCCTCGCGGCTGCCAATTTGCAGAGCGAGAAAACGTTCCGCTTTTTCGACGGCGATCTCGGAGCACTCGCCACCATCAAGCCCAACGAGGTGAAGAACCTCACCCTCGACGTGGACCTCCAGCTCACCAAATACCGGGGCGAGCAGGAACTCCAGCAGAACAGCCAGGCCGCCAAC